TAAATTCAAGAAAAAAAAAAGACTTCCACTTACCGCAGACATAGGTGTATCTTTCATCTTGTCTGGGTTTGATGGGTTGTAATCTATAATATTATACTTTTCTTTTCTTATGTCTTTAACGGGTCTATAAAGAACGTTCATTGCGATATGCATCTGCTCCCATTTAGAAGCGTTGTTATCTAAGTCGATATACTCACCCAAACTAACATCGTCTAAGTCTGGAATGAATCCATAAGTAATACCACCCATAACAAACTGTTCTACGTGTGTAGGCTTGGATTCTAACAACTCCTCTAATATATCTATAATAGCGGCTACACTACTAATCTTTAATTTATAACTATCACTTAAAGGAATACCACAAAAGATTTCAATCATCTTTGCTTGTAAGAAGTTACCGTCTGGATTCTCTTCTGCTATCTTCAAGTACTTTTGATACTGTCCTAATGTAATCTCGTCTAATGATGTTGGTACATTTATTTCTATCTTCATAATTATATAATACTATTATTTTAAGTTTTTATAAAAAACCCTATACAATTTTCGTAACACTTTGATAGTAGTAGATATTGCTTCGGTGTTCGCGGTCTCGCTATTCTTATTTGTTGGTTTGTTCTGTGATGAATAAAGCACTCTATAATCATTATCATTTGTTCGTTGCTCATTATCTTATATGGTATTTACCTTTGTTTGGGTTGCCTAATTGATACTCTATATTATACCTACTACCATCTATTGCGTGATTCCAATCGTCACAATATAGTTTAGAACCTTTATCTGAATATACGTAATTGTTTAATTCTTTAGCTACATTACTACTATTTGGTTCTACTATTAATTCGTAATCCAACATCAAAGTAACCCCAAATTCTATTAAGCCTTTCTTGTGTTGTTTTATATTACAACCTCTATGTTTTAAATCCGCCACAAGACGAGGGTCTGTCTCTGATATTATTAATTTACTTCCAACCTTTGCTAATATTAAAGAAGCTAATTCATCAACCTTTAAACCGTTTTTATAAATATGCTCCTTTAAGTATATTTTTTTATGCTTCTTATCTATCGCAATCTCTGTCAATGTATCGGGGTCAACACTAAAACCAAAATCCATACCACAAGACGTTTGTAAGTTATCGGGGTTAAATTCTCCAAACTTCCAATTCTGAAACACAACACCCTCCGCCTTATCCAACCAACCACCTAAAACAATATGATAATATTTCTTAGGGTTATTGATTTTCATATCATCAAAGAAGGCTTTAATCTCATCTGGTACAAACTCCAAGCAATCTAAGTAGGTTGTGTGTATGTAACAAACATTATCTTTTACACCATTCCATCCACCCTCTACACCTTTCTTTAAGAAATACTTTTGATAAATAAAGTGTTCCTTTGATGCTGGGTTAAGTATCATTACCTTAATATTCTTATAAGGGTCTGTCTTTTTATTACCTCTAATTGATAGGAATATCTTATCGTAAATAGACTCGTCTACAAGTTCTTCTGCTTCATCTAATACCCACATAGAGAAGTCTTTTAATCCTTTTAAGTTTGCTGTCTGTTGATTACTACCTGCCTTTAATCCTTTAAACACAACCTTAGAATCATTAAAATTACTATCTATTCTGTTTGTAGTTGCATTAAAAAAAGGTCTGTAATTAAGTATATCTAGTTTCTCCTCTACTTCTGCGTAGATAGAATCTTTTAATGAAGCGTTTGTATATCTTGAATATAATACACGATGCCCGTACTTAGCACAGGCACTTAATGAGGCAGTAGATACCGCAAAAGATTTCTGCGAATACCTACCACCTGTTAATATAAATGTGTCTACACCTTCTGGGATATCAAATAAAGGCTCAAACTTATCACTTATATTTATACTACTCATTGCTTCGTGTAAAGTTTATAGTAGGATACGTAACAGAGTCTCCGTTAGTTGTAATATCTAAACTGTCTTTTGGTTTACCTAAGTAGTATTCTAAGAATATCTGAGCGGCTCTTGTATCTTTATCTATTACCGCCTTATCCCTTATCATAGTAATAACATTAATTACATCCTGTTTAGTAGATGCCTCACTTAATGCGTCTCTATATTCGTTCTTACGTTTATCAATAGTACCTTCCTTTGCTTTAGTTGAGTGACCATTATTACCGTTGTTTTTTCTTTTATCCATTATCTAATAAAATCTAACTATTTGATTATTCCTAATTATATAATAAGAAATAGCAAGTATTTTATTTAGTATCTTTATCCTTAGTCATATTAATAGCAGTTACTATTGCGTTTACTTCTTTCGCTAATATTATAAAAGCACCTTCTAATAAATCAAATGCTGATTCTAGTTTAGTAAGTCTTTCGTTTACTGTGTATTTTTTATTCTTCATATCTAATTATTTAAACAGCTTACATACCATCTTTGATTATAACTTACTTGTCTTGTCATATACTGTGTTTGTCTATCTGTATAACATCCTTCTACTTTCTTTCGTTCTCCGCTATCTTCCCATTCTTTTATGTACATCCAAGCACCACCAGTCCACACCTTTTTATCTACATTTATCTCTTCTACTTCAAAACATAAACACTTATCCATATCCTCTATTGAACAGGAAAATATTATAAGTATAATTAAAGTAGGTATTATTTTCTTCATAATTATTTTTTATTATTTATCCCTTATTATAAAATCTAATTGAATACTATTATTTTCGTATGTATTATTTGTTTCCTTTAACTTAACGTAAGAAGGCTCTCTACTGTTAAAGCGTATAAACAATTCATTCTCTAATTCGCTTTCTGGAACTAAAAGCATCCTAACTCTATCTTTGTTAATTGTAACCGTTTTCTTCATAATTATTTTATTAGTTTATTATCTACATCTGTTATCCAGTTTCTTATGTTCTGCTTATTACATTTACAAGGTTCTTTATACCTATGATTAAAATACTTAGAATGTAACTGACAAAGTATCTGAAAATCTTGGTGCGTTATCTTACCTATAATTCTAGCTCGTGTTTCTTTCCAAGTTTGTATATCTTCTACCATAATTCAATGTCGTTATATTGTTCTTGTCTTTCTTTACACCCACAACCGTCACCAAACATTTGATTTACCAACCATTTAATACCTGTGTAATATGTTATCCTTTCAATTAGGTCACCTAGTTTCATTCCTTTACTTTTTTAATTAGCTTTTGCTTTGTCTTTCTATAAGTATTATAAAGAGAATGATAAGATATATTAGTTTTGTTTGACAACTCTGTAATACTATATTCATTCTGTATTAACTCAAACACTTTCTTATCGTACCAGTGCATCGTATTTAATTCATCGCTTACAATATTGTCTTTCTCTTCGTAGTCTACATACTCACCACTAGATAAGTCTAAGACTAAATCTAAAGGCACGTTATTCTGTTTCTTCTTTCTATTATACATTTGCAAGAACGATGTCTTTAATGTTAAATATATGTAGTAGTAATTTACATCAGAACCATAAGAGATGTCTAATCCTTTTTTAAGCATTGTGCCGATAATAACATACATATTACCTACAATATCCTCTGCCTCTTCTTTAGTACAACCAAACTTTAAAGTAGTGTTAATCCATTTAGCATGGTCAGCGTATATCTTTTCAAACATTTTATTAGTTTTTATAAATATACAAAAATAACTAACTACTTTAATAATTACTTATTAACATATAAACAGCAGTAGTCACACCTAACAACTGGACTTTCACCGTGTTTTTCGGGGTTATTGGTTTGCGTGACGTACTGGAAACCCTTTTTGTTTACTGCTGCTTAACTTATATTAAAATGGTAAATCGTCTGGTTCTTCACCTATTGGTTCTGCAGGTGCTTGTGGTACACTTGGAGCTGTTTCCACTTTCTCAACTCTCCAACCCGTAACACTATTAAAGTATTTCGCTTCGCCTTGTGGGTTAATCCATTCACGACCGCCTAAGTTAATAGATACCTTTACGTTATCTCCTACGTTGTAAGAATCTAATAAACTACACTTATCTTTAACAAAGTCAATTGCTATTAATTGTGGGTACTGTTCGTCAGTAGTTACTACTAATTGTCTTTTTGTAAAGTCTGCTCCAAATGTTTGAACATCTCCCTTTAATTTAATTACTCCTGTTACTTCCATATTTATTTAATTTAAAATTGTTTTACCTAATTCTTTTTCTGCTTGTTCTTTTGTAATGGTTTCTACTATTGTTGCCCATTTTCCTTTTTCATATATAATTATATTATCAATACACATAGTACCATGTTTAAAAGCGATTTCATTTGAACCACATATTCCATTCCAAACATAACCCATATATTCATTAATGATAAAAACCCCTTTCTTAAACCCTCTCTTCTTAGCTTCCTTAATAAGTACTTGCTCTACTTCTTTGTCGGTTGCTAAAAGACAAACGGATTTACTAGCAAAGTAATTTTTATCCCATATTTTTGTACTATAACCAATTCCAAAACCGTAAAGCGTGTTACCTGTTATTTTTTCAATACAAAATATCGAACCTTTATTGGTTTTAACCCAATTACCAACTACTAAGTCATCCTTTTTAAACAGTTTAGGAAATTCTTTTTCAATTCTGTTCCTCCAATCATTACAAGCGTTATCATGCACTTCAATAATAAAATCTTTTCTACTTTGTTTCATAATTTATTTATTTATTGTTGTTTGTTAAATATCTTTCTAGCATTGCTAAGCCACGCCATACTGTTTTTCCAAGATGTAATACTCCATCTTCATCTATTGGATTAATAGAATGGTCTATTAAATGTCTTAATAATGCGTCTGGTTCGT